CTTCTCTGCACATTGCCTACATCACCCCAGTCACCAACGACCTCAATCATGGACCCGACTGATCTCAAGGCTGGAGGACTCTGGTCGGACGAAGCACTCGAGGCGGCGATCGACTTTACGGGCGAAAAGGCCAACCCGAAAGCTGCTGTCAATCAAACAACTGTCTTGGAACCCAAAACCGAGACAGAGCAGAACGAAGAAGCACTCGCTGGTGCTGGGATAACCGACGAGGTCCTTGCAGCGCTCGCTGCCCGTGTCGGGAAGTATCTTGAGCGAAAGCTTGGGCGCGACGTGAGCACTCTCGACAAGGTCGTAACACAAGAACTCACCCAACGAGATAAGCAACTCGCAGAGCTTGAGAAAAATTCCTTCGCGAGAAAGGTGGAACATGAGAAATTTAGAGCTCATATTGAGTCGCGAGTCTCGTCTCTGGTAGACAGCGTTGCATCACTCAACGAGAAGATCCTGACACTCCAAACATCAATTGGGGAGCGTGATGAAACGATCCTCGAAATAAGCAACAGTCTCAGGTCGCAACTGACGGAGGTGATCAAGCTGCGTCAACAGGCTGAGCGCCCGACTGAGACTATCAACAGTGGAGAAGAGAGTGTTGATGTGATGGAGAGACTTGAGCGCGAGACCGTGAAGCTCACTGATCGAGTCTCAGCGCTTCCACGAATTGACACGGTCAGGATCGGCGGCTCAGGCGCGGCTCACAAAGCAAGCAAGAAGAGACTTGGGAAGTTGTTTAGCATGTAAGGCGATTCGAGTTACTGTTACGTGTGATTACCCTCATTTACAGAAACTAGGACCAACAAAATGGCGACTGTGAGCGACTTGGCGAATGAAGCGCTTCTGCTGTACCGGGAGATCGGGCACGACGACGTGTACGCCTCTGGGTGCCTGAAGGCAGTATACGAGACATGGATCTCGTGTTCAGCCAGCATCAAGCCCTCTCTACCGGATGCCAGCTTCGGAGAAATGAACAGGCAAGTGCAGGCTACCATGGGTCTGCTTGCCACCGACACAGACTTGGGAGAGATGAGCACTGCATGCAGACCTGCACTCCTCCTAGTACTGTCAGCATCAGCTAACAAGCTTGAGACGATCAGAACCCACACTGGTCCCTTATTCGAGGTTCTCGACTCACACTACCGAGCACGACTGCCAGCAGAGTGGAACGTTGAGAGGCGGAAGACAGTACACGACGTGTACTGCATACAAGTTGCTCAACTTATCCTGTCAATGAGGATCGCTTCGGAGAGGCCAGAGGGAAGACTGTCAGATCACCTTGGAGTCCGCTTCCGCTTGATCCTCCGCCACTATTACCAACAGCACAACCGGGCTACTGACAATCTTGTGATCCCCCTCTAGAAGGGCAACCGTGGTTATGACGTCGTTATCTAAAGAAACTAGGATAGATCGACTCAAGGAAGTAAGATGGCAGGGTTATCCAACGCCAACGCAGCTTTATTCACGCACGTCCCTGAGCAGATTGTCAAAACGTGGGAACCATCTTTCTCAACCTCGGCGAGCTCTGCTGCGCCCGCGTCCTTCGTCAGAGTGGCTCTCAGCATCACATTCTCGCCGAGTCCACTCCAAACAGACAATCTCGAACCGGGTGACATGGCGAACGCCTGGAAACAGTCACTTAAGCTCTGGGAATCTCTGGACAATGAAGTCACCAATGTCCTCAATGAAAAAGGACCTCTATGCACTCAGGGCGGCAAACACCTCCAAGCCGTCGAGCTCAAAACTGACGTGAGCATGGTCCCAAGCAAGGCCGTGCTTGATATGCTTGCGAAGCCCAAGCGGGGCGAGCTTGAGCCCCCCGGCGACGGAATGAAGTCACACAGATCGAAACACCGGACTCGCTAAACCATGTCGTGTTATGCTATTTATAGAAACTAGGATTGCAGACCGAGGTTGACGCCTTCTTAACCGACAGCACACAACACGCCAGCAGTGGAGCAACTCCAGTCGGAACATTGAAAGGATGGCGGCAACCAGCGCTCTCGGAACGCTCCGAATGGATTTGTGGGAAGGTGATACAACCGAGCTCACTCATGCGGCGACAAAGGGGGTCATCCCA